CGTAAAACAATGCGTACAATTTCCTCGCCGGTTTTTTGCTGCAAGAAGTCACTTAATTCCAATTCATATGCCCATGTGTTTGCCAAGCTGCGCTTCAGGCTGATAATACGCGTTTTGTAATCAACACCAAGGTCGGTATCAAGCACCGTAACATATTCGCCAATAATAAGCGTCAGCGTATTGGTGCGGAAGTGTGGCCAATCGGGTTTTATGGTGTACTTAACCCGGGGGCTGTCCATTTCAGCCAGCGCGGCTTCTGTGGCAAGTTCCAGTTCATCTTCAGCGTCATCTTCATAACTGCCGGGCATAGTAATGTCAAGCAAAACAAATTCATCGCCAATGGCCATTTTCGTGCTGGCGTTTGGCAGCGTTATGTCGCCCTCGTTTATGTGTACTAGCTTTATCTGATCTGAACTTTCAATATATTCGTCAATATCAAACGTATAGCCAGCCAGTGCGCCCGTAATAAAGCTAACCTTGGCCGGGCCAGTCATCAGGTAATCGTTTATATTGAAATCAATGTCCGTGCTTATAAAAATATGCTCGGCACCGGCCCCGAAAATCGTTGTCACTTCCGCTTTCAGGCGTGGGTAAATATCTTCAAACACAACGGCAGCCTCAATCTTGCCATACGTGCCGTAATTTGCGCTAACAGCCGCCCCGAGTATGCCCGTTTTGCCCTGAAATATCAAACGCGGCAAGCCGCCGCGGTACGTTCCCGAAAGGTTTTGCGTACCCCCGTAACCAAACAACACGGTAACAAAATTGTCACTGCTTACCAATTTACGCGTTATGCTGCGCGTGCCGGCCTTGTATTCAAGTGTTACGCTGTTGTCAGGGCCAACGGCCTCAACCAGATTAATGTTTTTGTTGACAAATTCATATTCCAAGCCAAATTCCGCGGCCATTTTCTGTAACGCCTGCAAGCAATTCAGGTTTTGATAATTTATTGCCAAATCAGCCCCGGCCACGGTTGTACCGGCAGCCCAAGCAACGTCTATGCGCTGTGCGTTTTGCACCAAAAGCGCTAAATGTGTGTCAGCATTGCCCACAAGGTCAAAGTCTGCAAGGGCTTCGGCTGGGTCTTTGAAAAGAGCCTTATTCAGTTCATAAAAATACGCCTCAAAAGTACACGTGTATTTGTAACGGTTGGTGCCAGTTTTTGCAAGTTCTGGCAAGTTGTTCAGGTCGTATTGCTTGGTGTCAATTTCAATGTAGTCACCAATGGCAATATCAAGAACCTCATTACTGTTGAACGTAATGACTGCAATATCCCTACCCTGTAACTCCTGTTGCACCCCACTGCTGGCTTCTGCAATTACTGTTACATCTGTTCCCCGTCCGGCTCTTATTATATTCATGGTAATCTCAATTTAAGGTTTATTTCGGCAGCCTGTTTGGTGTGTGTGCTGCGCGTCAACATGGTTACCGGGGCCCCTGCTATGCTGTAAGCGTCAAACGTCAGCGCGTAATATGGAAGTTTAAACGTTCTTAAGCCACTTAAAAACAAGTATTTTTTAAACAACCGCAAACTTTCGGCCAGTTCGGCCAAGGTGTCGGCCCGTATTAACAGGCGCATGTCAATATCCATGCCCTCATAAAACACATCGGCGGCGGCTTGGTAATAAGGGTTGCCATCTGTAAACAGGTCGCTGTAAACCGGGAACCGCTTTTGCTTGGGTTGTGAAAAATACCCTTTCATAGAAAGAACACTGATTCCCCAGTTATATTTCAAATCACGGTCATCCATACGCCAGCGCACATCATCGGCAGGCCAGCCGCCCGGGGGTATGCTTTTGGGTGTTGGCATGGTGTCACCCACTAAAACAGTGTCATCCGGGGCGGGCTCATAAAATTTAACAGTAATTGCAGCGTGTACCGTGTTGTTGGCCCACGGTGTTAAGCGCCCCACAATTACACCATCGCGGCAATATACGTTACGCGTTACGGTGCTGTACGGTGTAATTAGTGCCCGAAGTCCAACCGCGTTTAAAGCTGTTTTTAGCGTGTTTAACGTACTTTCAAAAGAATCCCTTGTGGTTACCATGTGGCCCTCTAATGTGATAACACGCGGCTGAAAAACGATATCTGCGGCGGTTGTGTAGCTTTGTTCACCATCGCTATCGGGCCAATTGAAGTTATCCTGCATCTTGCGGCGTAAAACGTCCAAGTCGCCCGTAATACGGCTTACCCTGAATCCAAGGTCTTTTGTGTCTGTTCCGTCAATAGTTACCATTAGCCAGTGCCCCCCATCCCGCGCAGTACATCGTCCTGATTGCTGCCGGTTATTGCGTTACTAATATCTTCCAGAAAATGATTGAAACTTGTGTTGTATGCAATCTCTGTTAAAACGTCAAGCGCCCGCTGTGCAATATCGGCCTGTCGCTGTATGTTTACACGCATGCCATTGAATTGCCCCACAAGCAAACTAGCGGTGTCCTCACTCATGCCTTTTATGGCACTAAGCATCTGGCCGCCGCCAGTGTCGCCGCCAAAGTCAATTCCCGTAGCTGCCGTAAACGTGGCCCAATCAGCCGCCGCGGCTGCCGTGTCAGCTTGGTAGCGTGCCCGTAACGCGGCTGTTTCCTGTTCCGTATAACCGCCCTCGCCAAGCTGTGCAAATAGTTCATAAAACCCTTCGATTCGCTTAAGTAAAAAATCTTGTTTAAAGCTTTCAATCAGGGCGTTTTTCATTAAATCCTCAAACGTTTCGGCGAACACTTCGCTGGCGCTTTTACCTTCGGCAAACCCCCGTACAATACCGTCGGCAATACTGTCGGCCGTGGTTTGCGTAATATCTTGCATGGCCGTGCTTTGTATATCGTCAAGCGTGCCATATAGTGCCGCAATTTGTTGCTCATATTGGCGCATGGCTTCTTCGTCTGTGGTATCTTTTTTAATCAATCCAAACAAATACCCTTTGTGTGCTTCATCTTCGGTAGCCATCAGCAACCGCGTGGCCTCAATCTGTTGGTTGATTAATTCAATTTGCTTGCCCCGGGCTTTGGTTAGGTCGGCCCCGGTTAGTCCTTGCATGGCCTGTTCTTGCATAGCAACCTCATGGTTCAGCTGGGCCATTGCTTCGGTCATTTCATCGGTCACGCCCCGGCTTATGGTTGTTATGTTTATCCAGTGTTTCCAAAGGCTGGTTACGCCGCTAACAAACGCCCCGCCAAGGTCACCACTCATTACCTTGCCAATCATATCAAGCTGGCCTTCGCCAAGGTCCATAAACGATTTCAGGTACTTGTTTTCTATGCCAAGCGTTTCTTCCATTATGCTGCGGATCTCGCCCATTGCATAAATAATCAAATCCAAGTTGTCAAGCCGTTCTTTATTTATGGCTCGGTCGGTTTTGGCCAAGTCCTCGCGTAGCAGCTTTTCAAGTTCAATATTGTCTGTAACCTTTTGCAATTCCAAGTCAAGGTATTGGCGGCGTGCAATAAGCTGCTTGAAACTTAACCCGGTAATATCTTTTGTCAGGTCTTTGTACGCCCCGCTTTGGTATTCATAATTCGCAGCTGCATCAAGTACGGCTTGCTTTTCGGCACCCATCTGGTAATCCAAAAGCTTCAAAGCCTCAACACGCTGCGCCCCGGTGTACTTTGTCCAAATACCAATACGTATTTCGGCATACCTTGCCTCAATATCTACTAACCTTTCTTGCGTGCTTTTAACCTGTTTGGTAATACGGTCAAGGAAATCTTTTGAAGCCTTTATGTCGGCCTCCGGGTTTTTGCTGTCAAGTCGAACCATTAACCCGCCGCCCCTTGCTTTTGGTTCTTTATCTGCAACCTTTAGTTTATCCTCAAAGTATTTTTTATATCCCAGCAAACGGTCTTTCAAGGCGTCCATTTCCTTGCTCGTAAACCCGGTCATTTCCTTGATTTTCTGATCATTTTCGTGTGTAATGGCCATACGTTCGGCAGCGTAAAACACACCTTTTTGATCAAGCCCCTTTTTGTTTAGTTCGGCAATCTTCTTTTGAGTTTCAGCATGCAATTTGGTTAATACCTCAACCTCCATTTTGCTAATCAACTTCAGCTGCTCCGTTACTTGGCTTTTCATGTCAGCCATTTCGTCTTTAGAAAGCAACCCGCCAAGCTTTACTTTACGGCCAATATCTTCGGCAAATTCACCCATGCCAAGTTTCTGCGTCTGCAGGGCGTTAAATCGCTTTTGTGCATCGCTTGCCTCGTCCGTGTTCTTTTTAAACAGCAACATACCGGCGGCCAGCGTTGTTATTAGCTGAAAAGCGGCCATATATGGATTAATCTTAACAACCGTATTAAACGCCCGCTGTGCTGCTGCTGCCCGCCCAAGATTCCCTTTTAGCGTGTTAACAGCTACGGCACTGGCCAAGCTGGCCAGCCGGGCGCCCTTCTGCAATAGTATGTGTAATTTCGTGGCCACGCTTGCGGCAATAACCGCCGCCCGGTAACCAACCCATACTTTCGTTAGCCAGATAATTATCTTTGCAAAGCGCTTTATGGTATCAATGTATTTTTCAATGTCGCCGGTTTCAAACATCTTGTTTAGTTCCATAACAACCTTACCCACTTTACCAAGCAAAACATCACCCATTGGTTTAAGGGCAACGTCAACATTGTTTTTCAGTACCGCAATTTGGTTCTGTACGGTCAGTATCATAATGTCAAACGCTTTGTCGGTTGCCCCCACGGCGTTGGTCATATTTTCAAACTGCTTGGCAAAATTACGCCCACCTTCAGCACCCAAGGCCAACACGCCAACCAAACCGCGCACGTTTGGGAACAGCTGGGCAATGGCTTCCACGTTGCCGTTGGTTTTGTCCATCATGTCGGAAATAAACCCCCCGAGGCCCTTGGTTTGTAATGACAATAAATCGAATTCAATACCAAGATCATGAGCCACGGCAATAGCGTCATCCGTGGGCTTGATTATAGCAGTCAAAAAGCCCCGCATACCTGTGGTGAAAATATCCGTTTTTAGCGTCTTTGTGCCCAAGGCATAAGCAGCACTCAGGTCTTTGAACTTTAAGCCCGCCTGCGCAGCCAAACCCGTTACCATTCCAATTTGTGGGGCCAGTTCGGCCATCGTAGTTTTACCGTTCTTAACCACGGTAAACAACTGATCGCTTACCAGCATGGCATCGCCGGCAGCTTCACCGTATGCATTCATTACGCTGGTCAACACATCGGCCACGGTAAACGTATCTGTTACGGCGGCAACAGCACCCTTCGCCGACACGGCCAATATATCCAATGCAACAGCACCGTCATACCCGGCCGAAACAACCTGATACAAACCCTTGGCTATACCTGTGGCCGTTTCTGGCACACTGGCACCAATATCAATCACGGCTTGGCTCATGCCCGCGTAATCTTCCTGTACGCTGGTGCTAATGGTTTTTACTTCGGTCATGGCATGCTCAAAATCTTTGCTGAATTTGAATGCATGCTTTGCAGCCTTACCAAAGGCAACGCCGGCGCTAATTGCAACCCCGGCAAATACGTCCATTTTGCTTACTTGACCCTTCAAGCCGCGTAGTATGCCAGTGGCATTACCGGCGCCTTGTTTTAGACCCTTGTTGTCAATCCCGGTTGCCCAGTAAAGGGGCTTACCTTTTATGGTTACTGCCATCGCCAAACATTTTAAAGAATTCCATCGGGCTTATCGCCTCGGGTTCCGGCTCACTGTCGGCCCCGGCCCGGCGGTTAGCTGCTGCAAACGGTGCCATAAATAACACCAAATTCAACCAGCTTTCACCCCAAAGTATTTCTTGTTTTGTCATACCAAATTGTTTCATCAAACCAGCTATCATTCCCCAAGGGCTTGGTCGGCTATTAACTCCGGCGCTTTCATCAGACTCATCCCGCTGGTCAGGATGATAGTACTCGTAAAAGGGGTTACGTCCATTGCTATAACAACAGCCTGAACAATCTCAAACATCTGCTGCGCCGTAACGTGCCCCATCAGTGCCGCTTTTATGCTCTTTGGCGGCTTGCCCGGCTTGTTATGCAACGCTATGGCTACAATATCCGCGTAATCCTCCATGTGTAACGTGGCATACTTAATGGCCAGTTCCAAGTTTGTGCGTTCAAGTTCTTCTTTTGTCAGGCTTATTTTCTCCAATATTCGTGAAATAAGCAAGAAACTACCAAGCTTAAGGGAATTTAACCTGTAAACTTTTTTCTTTCTTAGAACGCCTAATTTCCTCCAAAACGGGTAGTCCTCAAAAACCACTTCAATATCAAGCGGTTTGTCCATTAATTGGTCAACAGCCGCTTGCCGTATCTCACTATCTGTCTTTTTTTGTTGTTCCATGTATACAAAAAAGCCCCCGGCGTCCAAGCTGGGGGCTCTAACTTTAATTTATAACATCTAAGAAAACAAATTACTAAACGTCAATCGCCAAAGTTATGGCCACCGGGCTAAGTAATACTCCTCCAGCATCTTCCGGCACAAGGGCCTTACAGGTAAACTTAATGCTACCCGCATCGCCGCGCTGTAATGGGCTTTGCAGCTCACCTTTTACGCTGGCGCGTGGTATCTGAATTACCACGTGATACCCCTCAACCGATTTCGTAGTGATCTCGACACTTTGTTCAAGCAACGTGTCAAGCACCGGCGCATCCCATGTGTTTGTACTCGCCGTGCCGCCGAATGCTTTCGCAAGGTTGGCAGGCGTAACATCATAGGTATTGAAAACAAACATAAACGGCTTGCCGTCCTGTATTGCTTCAAAATCTGGCTGAGTGCTTTCCTCAATTTCAAGTTCAAAAGTGTCTGGCTCCGCTTTGGTAAAATCTACCGATTCCCGGCGAAGCTTGCCAATCGCAGTAAGTGAGCCGCCCATTGCACCATCGGCGCCGCAAGCTCCCATTTCCACGCTGGCTATTCCGTATAATCTAAATTTTTTTGCCATTATTCCACAAAATTATCGTTTAAGCTAAAAACACGTACCCGTACACTGTAATAAGACCAACCAGCACGCTGGTCATTCACGAAAGTATCATCATCAATTATTTGGTATCTTTCATCTGCCTCAATTAATGGCAGCAAAATATCGGCAAAAGCTTTAAGCTTTGTTTCATCTTGCAACCCGTCTTTCAGATCTTTTATATGGTAGTTCACAAACAACGTTCCGTCTTGCACGTAGTCGTTAACATTTGCCCCCGAAATAATCTCGACATTCTCTTCAAAATTGTCGTTTGGGGCTTTCCCACGGTAGACCCCGCCCCCGATAACAGCCTGAACGGTAGCAACATTTACTGTACGGTATAAGTATGTCTTTACTGTAAGTATGTTTTGCATAATGTTCTTAAGGTGTTAGCGATGTCATTGTCTGCTGGCGTGCTCCCGGTGATTACATCGTAACCCCGCGACTCCACGTACCCCGCGTAAGCCATACCGGCCATACAAATTAATACCATTCCCGGAAGCTTGTCTTTTAGTCGATCAACTAAAGCCCGGCTTTCGGTTTCCCCTTGTGCGTTACCCTGAAACTTGCTGGTCATAACTTTGCCATCCACGAGTATTGCATACCCGACAGATGAACGCAAATTGCCAGTGCGATCAGTGTACGCACCCTTTCGTCTTGCTTGGTTCACAAACTGCTCGCCGATGTATGCAAAGGCATGTATAAAAGCACGCGCGGCGCCGGCCTCAAGTTCCGTAAAGACCTTGCGAACATCAGCGTCATTCCATTGTGCTTTTAAGCCATCCATATTTCAGCGTTTTTTTGGTATTGGTGAACCATTAATACAGTGTAAGTACGCCCCAAGTACGTAACCCGTGCGCCTCGTGGTAAGGTATCCGTAAACGGATCGGCATAAGCAATAAACTGAACCTCCACGTATTCCCCGTTTGGGGCCAACGCTTTGCGGCTTGGTGCCTTTGGTTCTGGCCTGCATAAAATGGCCAGTGTGCTCGGCGCTGCTGCGCCAGTGGCAAAACCGTCTGCGTCTTTGGTGCTGGTTCCCCAGCTGAAAGTCAGTGTTATTGTACGCCTTGTTACCATACCTTTCGGCTTTTGATTGTTGCACCTGCAAAGTCAGTCGTTACGCTGTTTTTGTCAAACAGCCGGTTAGCTTCGGCAAGTAGTGCCGCTGGCGTCCACTTTATGAACAGTGAACCCTCTTTGAAATCGGGGGCTCTGGCTGCAATCAAAAGTACGTGCGCCGTGGCCACTTCAATTTCACCACTATTGGCAGCGGTGTAAGTGTCGCCGGCTGTCAGTTCCAAATCAATCAGCACCTTTTCAAGTGTGTTTGTTTCAGCGTACTGAACTGTGCTTTGTAAAGCTTCTAACAGTGTCATAGTCTTAAGACCAAGTCGTTACGTTGTTCGTGTTCATCAGGTAGTAACGATCAACATTGCCCCAGCTTGGGAATGCGTTAATCTCACCCCGGGTAAGTTCGTTAACCGGGTCAACTACTCTGTACTTGGCAATAAGAATTCCATTACGTTCTGCCTGTATTTCCTGTTTTGGAGGGTTGGTTCTGCTGGCCAGTGGGCCGGTCAGATAATTACCACACTGCAAATCAGGTAAGAAAGCGACTTTGTACTGGCTCCAAGGGTTGGCATACGAAACAGCGTTTTCGTCTGTTTCAATTCCAATGCTCTGATCAATAATCTTAAGCAGCGGAAAACCTTCCATCTTGAAATAATCCTGAACCATGTCGAACGTTGGCGCCTTGGTAATACCTTTCTGGCCCGTAACTGCAAATGCAATTTCCTCCTTTACTTCTGTGGTTTTACGCATGGCATCAAAACTATCCCAACGCATCATGATGTATTTCAAACTGTGCCCGGCATCCCTTGCGGTACTAAGTACGGCGCGAATATCGGTTAAAGGTGTTCCTGAAGTTGAGCTCCAAACGACGGCAACCCCTGTTTTGTTAGCACTTGGCACTTGGAAATCAATGCTTGATTCCGTAATCAGTCCGTTGTTGTTGGCTTTTGTTAGTGCAATTACGCCGGTACTCATTGCTGTTAAGGCAATCCATTCCATACGCGCTTGCACGCCCTCGTAAACGAAATCCACGTCATCAAATACCAAGTCCAACAACGCCTTTTGATCGGCACTGTCTGCATAAGCGGCCAATACATTGTATTCGTTAATGTCCTTTTCAGACATAACGCGCTTAATTCTAATAGGAGGAATGTCCCCCGTCAGTTTTCCAATCACTTGGCGGTTTTTGATCGGCGCGGTACTGTCATATGTTACAATGTCAGCCGCTACCTTGGCGCCTTGTGTTCCAATCAATGTTTCAAAAGTCAAAAAGTTTGTCTTTTTGGCTGGGAAAAATATTGGAAAATAAACCTCTGTGTACGTCCTGCCATACAGCCAAACGTTCAGGTTCTTTTTGTTCAGTTCTTTTAAAATTGACCTTTCCATTTTATGTCATTTTTTAGGTGAAAATAAATCTGCTGGTCAATTGGCTCTTAACCTTGTCGCCAAAGTCATAGTACGCCAAACTCTCATTCAGGCTTCCACGCACGCAAACACTCGCACCAACGTTGGCCTCGGTTGTTTGGGTTACGTTATGGTTTCCAACGAGAATTCCGTTAGCTGAATACTTGGCCGGGCAATCTGCCGAAGCAACCCCGTCAACCATTACATCGCTGGCGTCGGTTAACACTCCACCAACAGCGGCGGCATCCCATGTACCAGCGGCAGTACATTCAATTGCGGTAAAATCAAACCCCTCAATCACTGCCAAGGCACGTATAGCAGCCTGACAAAGCGCAGCCGTGTTATTGGCTGGCGTTGTATCGGCCAGTGCAATGGTAATGGTGTTTGACGCAATCACGTAAGCCACTGCAAGAGCATCGCTCCCGTTTTGGCTAATCGTAACAGTAATACCGTTCAGCAAACCACGCGGGTCGCTTACGGTTAAAGTGGCATCCACAATGTCCTCAACTGTGGCTTCTGCCGCGGTTGCTGCATTAGTGGTCTCAGTGGCCCCTTGGTAAAGAATAGTTCCGGAGGCTGTCACCAGCACCGAACTAAGCGCAGCGGTCAATGTCAGGGTATCGTAAGCGGTTTCGGTTGTTACGATTGCCGTAATGGCAGTACTCACCGAGCCGTTCGTGATAAAATCCCCTACAATGAACGCATGGTTTTTCTGTACCCGTAACGCGGTTGCAGCCGCCGCAAGATTTGCCTGTACATCGGCAGTCTTGCAAAGGTGAATGTAACCTGTGCTCGGGTTAAAGTAAACCGGCGCTCCTTCTTTGAGTTCCAAAAGGGTTGTCGGCAGTTCGGCCAACTTAATGGTACCCCCGCCGTGGACATATTCAAGCTTCTCCCGTAGTACAACGGTATAGCGTGTGTCCTCGCTTTTTGTAACTTGTAAACTCATTTGAATAAACGATTTTAATTATTAAAACTTCTTAGTTGCAAAGCCAGCCGATTCACCCTTGGCTTCAAGGTTCTTTCCTTCAGCGGCGGCCTTAATGGTGTTTTCGGCAATGTCAGGCCCATCGGTCTTTCCAGTGCCGGGCTTTATGCCTGCTGCAATAAGCTGGTCGTTTATGGTTTGGGTTTGTTTTTCAATAACAGCCTTAACGCTGGCCACTTGGTCAGTAATAGCCGTTTCGCTTTCAAGCCCAATCAATCCAATAGCCGTTTCCGGCAAACCTTCTTTTTTCAACAGTTCAATAGCCTCGTTCTTGCGGTTTGCAACAGTAACAACTTGTTGCTGGCCTGCAATGGCCTTTTTGAGTTCGTCGAACATAGGCCCCACAATAGCCTTGATCTTTTTTTCATCGTCCGTTAGATCATTCTCCGGTGATTCCTGTTTTTTCAACTCAATCATTTTTTTGGTGTCATTTACTCTACGATCGCCCTCAGCCGTGAGTTCTTTATCGTATTGTACTTTCAACTCGGGGAATTTCGTCCAAACTTCGTCAAGCTTGGCGTATGCATCTGCTTTTTGCTCGGGCAACACGCCCTTCAGTGCTGTTACGGCAGCGGCAATTTCTTCCTTTTTTTCAACTTTAATGTAGGTGTGAAGCCCCTCGGACAGCCCTGATTTCTTCAATTCTGCCTTAATTAATTCTTCAAACATCTTAATTATTTTAGTTAAACTTTGTTTTGTGTTGGCTTACCCGCCTGTCTTTTGTTAGGGAGGAACCCCGTTACCAAGGAACCCCCCTTGGAACAAAAAAAAGGTATTTAAACCCGACAATCAAAGTTAGTAAGGAAAACTGCTGGTTCAGCCGTGAGTTATCAAACGGATTTCAAAGGCGTTTCCTTGGCCTCAAATACTATGGTGTTGCCTTGGTTTGGCAGGGGTGTTTCGTGGGCGTTAGTGCCATCGAAAATAACATCTGGTATGTATTCAAAGGCCCGGCACCGGCTACCACTTATATGGTGCTTACATTGGTTGCAAATGGGCTCTGTAAATGGGTCGTATGTTCCGATTATTTCACTCATATTTCTTTCAGCTTAACGTGGTAATACCTTGGGCCGTCATGTACATATGTTACCTCAAACCGGCTGCCCTTGCTGAATAACACTTCCATCTCCGGGCCGTGTTCGCTAATTATGTTCACGGTGCGCCCGTTTTTGCCCTGTACTTCTAAAAAAAAGTTGTAATCCGTTGTGCCGCCAGCTGCAAAGTTCGCAGCCTTTTTTTCTAATACGCTTGTGCTCATAAATCCTTTGTCGGTAAACACTTTACCAACTTCCATTTTCTTTAGAAAGCGGCGCCCTTCGGCAACGTTCTCAAATTGCAAGCCCCGGTATGTAACCCCCTTAAGCTTTGGGGCGTTCTTTAGTGCCAGCGTGCAATCCTTTACCTTATTTTTAACGGCCACAATTGCCTCGCTTGACATGCCATCTTTTTTGAGAAAATCCCAGCCATTACGTAACCCTTCATTCATACGCCAAGAGCCTGTTTCGGTGTAATTCTTAACAGCATATTTTTGCAAAGTTGTTAATGAGTCCACCCATTGTTCCTGAGCATATCGGGCCCCTTCAAGGTCGCCGAAAGTTCCTATACCGGGCTGGCCCACTTTGGGGCTGTACTTTTTGGGTGCCTTGGGCAACGGCGGGTAAATGGCTGGCTTTGGTGCTGGCGGTTGCACCGGCGTTTTGTACATGGGCACCTTAACAGTTACGGCACTGCCGGCAACCCTTATCGGCGCTATGCCTTTGTTCAGCCGCCCGTCCGTGAAGTTGTATTTGTACCAATATGGTTTATTCTTGGCCGCGTTTATTTTGCTCATGTTGCCCTTAACGAACTTCCGGGCCCGGGGCGGTATGCCTTGCGTTTGGAACTTGCTGGGTATTTCGCCGCCATCAATGTATTTTGCTGCAATGCTTTTGCTGGCCAGTATGCTTTCGCTTTGGCAAATGCAAAGCGGGTGCCAGCCTGTAAACACAAAGCCCTTGGAATAGTCGCCAGCCATTTCATCGCAGATATCTTGCCGTGGGTGCGCACTGCTTAAAAATACACGCACGCCAACAACAAAGTTCAGGTTTTGCCGCCTGTTGAAATCCGACATACGGTAAGCCATATTGATTTCCGTGGCTGTCATGCGCAGGGCGTTTTTGTAGCTCGAACGGTACACACCACGCCCCGGATGATACGCCGCGGCGGCTTTGCTCAACATTAATTTACCCACTTGTGGGCCTTTCTTGGCACGCACACGCCTGAAAAGTTTGTCGGGTTCTTTTAAGTACTGTTTTGTTTGCGTGGCCAAGCGGCTGGCGCTGGTTCCTTCGTTCAGCCCATGCACCAACAAGGTTTCCATTTGCGCCTTGGCTTGCTTGCTTAAGTTCCAAACCCTTTCACTCAGGCCCATGCCAATACCTTGGCGCACCATAAAGGCCTCTAAAGCTGCAATATTCCGGGCCATGTAAATACCTTTTTGCTCTGGCGATATGTCTTTGCCCCGGGCGTATGACTTAACCAAGGCATCGTTCATGTCATCGGCAAGGCCCCAGCTGGCGTATGCCCCCTGTCGTAATTTCAGATAAACATCATTGGCCATTTGTGTGAATTGCCCCGTTACCTTGTGTGCAAACGCCGGATTAGCAGCCCATAACGTCTGCTGGGTCGCGTATTTGAAGTTGGTCTGGCCCACGGTCTTGGATATTGCACTGTAATGCTTGTTAAGCAGCTTGGTGACCTGTTTTTGGTACCATCGCATGTATTCCGTTAGCTGCTTTTCGTAGTTCATTTGTCTGCGAGCATTATTTTTAGGTCTGCAAAAATCGCGGCGTTGTAAACAAAATCATGTCCCACGCCTGCAATATAAATCACCATTGTGCCATCAGGATGCATAAACAACCCGGTTACGGCGGCAGGATCAAAATAATAAGCCACGGTGTCGGTTTTATATTCCGGGGCCGGGGCACCCATTACATTAGCATCGGCACACTCTTGTTCGGTTGGCGCTATGTATATAATCAACAAGCCTGTCATTTACTGCGCTTTATGCTGTAAGGGTTAACGCCCCAGCGCCCGAACAAACTGGGCGTGTATTCCTTTATTTCACAAATCAATCGGGCCCGGTATGTGTGTTTACCAACGGTGAATTTCACGTCATAGGCATATTTGCCCGTTTGCTTGGCCCCCTTATAAACAACGCGCCCCCAATCAAGCCCGGGTTGACACTGTGATAAGTAAACCTTTTGTTGCTTTGCTGTGGCTATCCATGTTTTCTGACAATGGTTCAGCGCGGCCACGTAATTGCACTTGGCCATGCTAATAGCAAAGGCCATGAACCGATTCTTAACCCGGCTATTCATTTAACCCGGCGTTAGGTTCTGCAATGTCTTCGGTCGCAAGCCGTTCGGCTTCTTTTGTTGGGTCTTCAATATATGGGTGCTTCTGCAGGCTGGTTTCGCGGCTCATTATGCCAGTACTAAAGCTGCTTACTATGTTCGTAATGGTTTCGTTTTCGTCAACCGGCAACGGATCACCGAAATCTGCCTTTATGGCTATTTCCTGTAACGCCTTGGTTTGTTTTGTAATGAACGTGGCTTGCATGGTTTTCAACAAACTAATGCGCCGGTCAATACCCTCGGCAAATATGTCCTGATTAACCTTGCTTTTCATCTGTGCGCCCATAAACAAGAAGCGCAGCGCCGCCCCACTGTAACTACCAAGCCCTTTCAGGCGGTCAAACGTCAGATTAGGGGTGTCGGTTAAGCCGTAAGTTAGTTCAAGCAGCATTTCAAGTTCCATTTTCATGGAGTCAGGGCTTTGATCCCACGTAAGGTATTCAACATCGCCGTACCCGCCCTTGCCATCAGGGGCTAGTTCAAACAGTTTTCCAATTTCACCTTTCTCGGGGCTGCTTACAAGCTTGCCGCTTACCTTAACGGCTGGGCTGCTAAAGTAATCGTTCGTGTCGTCGAACTTGCTGAACCTGTCCTCAAGCTTATCAATCAGCGCTTGCACAATTGTCCAATCAGCCTCACTTGTTTCATAAAAAATAACCGGGATCTTCTTAAAAGTGTTGGTTGTTTTTTCCACCAACCAGTCAGAACCCGCCTTTGTCAACACGTAATTGGTGTCTGCCGTGTAAATCTCCGTAATATCAGTCGTGCCAGCGCTGCCATCGTCCTTAATTATCGCCTTGGTGTATTGGCGCATAAAAGCCACAAGGTCGCCAAAATCATCGTAAAACGGGTAAATTTCGTCACCCAAGCTTTTGGCCAACAGCTTAACCCGGTAACGGAACTTTGCTTCGGCCCCTTCTTGGGTTTCTTCAACCGGGTAATACAGTTCAGCGGCGCGGGTTTCACTCAACAGCACCCGGGCCAAGTTACGATTGAACGTGTTCAGCTTGGCGCGTTCCCATTGTGCAACAAAGTGGTCGTATGCTTCGCGTTGCTGGTCGCTTGGCTCATCTTCGCTTTCAAGCAGCAAGCGCATGTCACCGCCAAAGAGAAAAAATACGCTACTGTTAACGATTTTCTTCTGCAGGTTCACCACAAGTTTGGCCGTTGTGACCACGTTTTTGTCGGCAAGCGTTTTATCTGGCCGGTTAAGTATGGTGTGCGTGCCGGCAAATTCCTTTATATATGTTTCAACCGGCTCATAATCAACCGTGCCTTTAATGGCTGCTATTAACTTGGCTGGTTCCAGTGCTAGTAAGTTTTTCAGTTCCATAATAATGTATGTTTTGTTCAAAGTTATTAAAAGAATCCCATTTGTTCCTTTGTTTTCGTATGTCGCTTTTCAACAACTGGGTCAAAGGGCCAGAACGACAGGGCCAGCGCATCGGCTTTGTCGGGGCTTACGCCAAGGCGTTTCTTAATGTCGTCTTTTGGCTCTATTTGTACCTTGCCCGTGCTGTTGAACTTGTACCGTGGTTCGTTCAGCTGCGCAGCCATTTCATCGTCGGGCGGCAACATTGCCTCACTGCCGTATGCTGGGTTCAGCCAATCACGTATGGCATAATAACAGTATGCACGCATGTTGATGAAGTAAATCTGCCCGGTTACGTCTGCCATACCTTGCATTACTTGGCTAAATTTAGCACTTACGGCGCCCTGTATGCCAAGTTCAACCAAACGGCTATACACGCCAGCCCCTTCGCCTATAGTGTCAATAAAACAAGGATCACCGTTTTCGGCTATCAGGTTAGCAATTCGCCCAGCTGTGGCCATGTGTATTAACGCCCCTTTAGTTCCTTCCTCAATGAACGGCCACACAAACAAGCCCTGACGCTTGCATATCATTGTACGGTCGCGGCCCATACCGGCAGCATCGGCACCGTACACCAGCTTGCCGCTTGTTTTTATGCCAGCTGCTATAAATTCAGCATAACGCTGCTGGGCCTGCTCAACCCAATCAAGTGGTATCAGCTTGCTTTCCCCTTCACGTGGAAATTCACCCAGCACTTTGATCAGGAAAATGTCTGTTGGCCGGTAATAATACCCGCCCCACTCAAAGTCAAACGGGTCTTGTTTGTATTCAGCCTCACTAATACGCACCGTCCAACCTTGCATCTTTACACGTTCGTCAATCCAAGCGCGGTCAATTTGCCCCGGGTAGATGATTTTATTGGCCACAACGTTGGGGGCCTTCATGCAATTCATCTTGAACTTGGTGTACTGTGGGCTCTTTACACTGCGATAACTCTCGCCAGCGCGTTGGTTGGGGTTAAACACCAGCACCAGCCGGCTGTTACCCTGCAAAATGCACCAGCCGGCTGTTACCCTGCAAAATACCTTCAATGGCATCTGTCGTGGGTTGTAATATTCCGCTAGCCTCGGTAATCACAACCATTATGTTCGGGCTATGGTAACCTGACCAGCTTTCTATTGCATCGTTTTTGGCTTTGAACCCGATAAGAAAGTGCCGCTTGTCTGGGAACTTTATGCTTCGGTCAAGCATGCGCCCCGGCAAACGGAACCCGGCCCGTTTGAACACGGTGTCAATCTCGGGCATCATAATCAGCTTTACTTGGCGGTCTGTGGGTGCTGTTAAAATTACCTTGGCCGGAAAATTCGTGTACAGAAAGCAAAGCGCAGCAACGGCGGCAACGTAATCCTTTCCGCGGCTGGTGCCACTGCGCACACTTACACGCCTTTCGGTTTGTATGGCTGCAAGTATTTCCTGTTGCTCGGGATCAAGCTTTACATTAAATGCTTCGCGGGCCATTGTGTTCCAATCGGCCCGCCAAATATCGTAACGTTCTTTTATGTATAGTTCCGGGGCTTTCATTAGCCAATGCCTGTCAGCTTGGTGCCATAAATACAGCTAAGTGAATCCAGTAAGGTTTTCTGCCGGGTTGCAAAGCGCAGCAATGCCAATGAGTGAGTTCTACCAACGCGCACAATATCGCCATCGCCTGTGCCGGGCTTAAATTTACCATTCGGTACCAGCGTCAAGCGCCTGAAATAAATAAACAGTTCGTCATGTTTGCGCACGGCAAATACATACTGCTTAACCGGCCAGCCGGCTATCGTTGTGGTTTTGGTAATAACCTTTCCTTTTGATGTTAGCCTTGTGCTCATGTTGTTACGTCCTTTTCTAAGCTTTTCATAAATTCATACAGCCCCAGCGTGCCGGTTATCTCAATAGGCTGGTCAAGGCCCATTAATTTACAACGCCTGTCAACACACCATTGCACGCCCTGTAAATACCGGGGGTCGCCAAACAGTTCTTCGCTGGTGCGTTCCTTTAAGCTGCCGCCGCTGGTTTGCCCGCCGTCAATAGCACCGCCCTCAATCTTAATCTTGCGGCGCATCGAACAACTACGCTCCCATGCATCCCAATACTCGCGTTCCAGTTTGTTTATACGCGCCAGTTCAATATGCATTTGGTCGTCAACCATCTGCGCGTTGCTTACCTTGAATTCCTTTAGGGCCGCTTTTATATCGTCAAATACTTGGGTCTTGCTCAGCGCGTAGCCGCGTTCCGTTTCAGCCTTGTTAAACGTAACCTGTATTGCCCGGTATGTGTACCCCTTCAGAAATAGGGCGAACAATTCTGCCCTGTCGCGGGCCAGCTGCTCTCTTGATCTTTTCATGCTTTTTGCCATGTTCGTGGTCTTTAAGATTCGATATTGTTAGTTTAAAGGCTGTTGTAAATTCTCTTCATTTCCGGGTTGCTTAACCATTGCTTTCTAAAAGTATAGCTTTCAAACAGGTCACCCAAAATCCTTATCGTGAGGTTTTCATGGGCCCTTGCTTGCCTGACGAATGAATCCCATAAATTGAAAGTCCTATCCATTGTGGCCTTAAATTCTTGCTTCAATGTTTTGTCTTTTATCTGGGCTTTGTAGTAATCTTCGCACTTGCGGTAAAGCTTAAGATTCAAAGCATTCACGGTGTCTTCATCCCAAAGCCCTACCTCGGTGCAAATTTGTAAAAGTTCGTCGTCTAAAAACATGCCTTTATTGTTTGATTATTATACGGTCACTTGCCGGCTTTGGTTGCTTGGTTATTAGTTTACATACAACCCATACCAGCGGCGTTAACATAAGAAAGGCCAGACAAATGAATGCCCGGCCTATTTCTTGTATTTTTGTTTCTGTTCTCATTAATCCGTTACGTTAATCTTTATTTGTTTCTCAACAGCCCGGTGCGCTTCAAGTGGGATACATAGCCAAAGTTCTGCAACCAATCGCACAAGAGTGTCGGCTAAAAACTCATTACCATTATGTCGGCTATTTCCGTGCCGGTTAAATGACAGCCAAGTTTGATACGCCCTGAATATGTCAAAAGAGTGGCCGGCTTCTATCAACACCCGTTTGCAAGCCTCTATGATTGTCCAGTTATTGGCGTGCAATTCGTCGCGCCCTTCCGTGGATTGTTCATAATTAACAATGGCTGTAACCTTTTTAAGTTCCTGTTCTTCGTAGGTAGTCGAAAATTCCTCTGCAAACAAAGGGTATCTTTTAGCTACCTTGTTATTGTGCTTCGTAACCGCCGTTTTTATGCTGCTTACTTTGATTTCCATTACTTACACTTCAGGGTTGTTAAATCCTCTATATTTGTTAGCGCGGCACCTTCATCAATCGTAACCTTTGTGTTGTTTAATTCTACTGTTATTTTCATTGTAATTAGGGTGTATAAAAGGAAACCGGGTTACATCTGTAAGCACCTCTTGAATTGCCCTGTGCTGCTGATCTACAAACTCAGGGTAATCAGTTGCATATGCCTCCAGCTTATCAATATACTTCTGCAAGCCAATACTATTCTGACAATCCGCGTTCCATAAAGCCTCCAAAGCTTTATTTCTATTTGATCTTTTTTTCATCGACCGGCGTAATGAATTGCCAAGATACATCAACGCCCCAAAGTATATAATTATGATCGATGCAATCCAAAAATATTTCATGGCTTACCTCCCAAAGTTTCTAACCGTGGCACCCATGTATTCATACATGCGTTTGCCCCAGCCTTGTTTCACGAACAGGTCATCGCGGCGGGTTGTGTAGCTTGTGGGCTGCAATGGTTTGTTGTGCGTTATGTGACAAACAAATATCCGGCCCAAGAATAGCACGCGCAGGCGTTCCATAAAGTTGAAGCCCATGCAAAGCACCACGCGCCCGGATTTTTCTTTGATCTTAAGTATTGGCACATCACGGCGGCCCTTGGCCTGAATGTAGTGCGTGCGTTCTGCAAATTCTAATGCTTTCATAATTTTAACGGTTTTGTTTTCTGTGTATTCTTTGCTGTTTCTGTAAACCACGTGGGCGCCCAAGCCTTGCGGGCGGCACCGGCAGCGCGGGGGTTTCTAATTTTAGGCTATCCTTATATGCCTCCATACATTCATTCGCATCTTTAAGCGTCCGGGTAAGTATTTGCACCTCAGTGGTATGTACTTCAATCACTGCTATGATATCAACCAAAGGGATTTTAAGCATTTCAGCCGCTTCTTCTAATGACATCAATACGCCGTTTACCTTAATACTGTCCTGTATGCCGATGTAGGTTGATTGTCCCTTAGTGCTAATATTGTCGGGTTTTACTGGTGTTGTGGTCATATTCCTAAAATGACGTTGCTAATAGTTTCCAATCGCTTGTCAACAAAGCGTTCCAACTTCTTGCTTTTAAT